CATGACTTGAATCCCGCTTACGTATTTATAAACAGCGTTCAGGAAACCCGGACACGTTGGATCTGAAAGAGGATTTACGCAAACAACTTGATCTGGTGTTATATCCATTCTGTAAGAATAAAACATAGAAGGGTCGGATATTGTCCCATTTCCTTCTACGTCCATGCTTCCTTGTCCCCATTGTTCTCCCGGTATTCCAGCAAACCTGAAGTTCTTTTGAATGGAGTTTCCCGGAAGTCCTGACCAATCGTCAACTTCTTCAAAAATGTAACCACCGTTTACAGCATCTTCATTACGAACGTATACTTTAACATCTTCAGCGGGATCTTTTGACATAACGTAATAGTAAGTTATGCCGTTGACCTGTAAGGTTACGTTAGGAGAAGTGAAGTCTGGTAAAACACCAGTCATTGACCAACTAAGAGCATCTTGTGCTGCATTGTTGGTTACACCATAAATGCTATCCGCCCAAGAGTAATGCCAGAACACCGACAACGATAGCACCGCCAATAAGGGTAGTACGAGTTTCTGAGTCAATGTTAATGCCTCTATTGTTTTCTGAGTCTGGTCTACGATCTTGGTTGATGGGCTTGTCCCATTCTTCTTTGGCTTGTTCTCCAATCATACCATCGATAGGACAGGGAGTTCCCGCATTCATCATGGCAGTAAAAATTCTAGGATCCTGACACATCACAGATACGGCGGCAACTTTCATACCCATATCATAAAGTGTTTTAGCATTTTTAAGTTTTTCACAGTTCATGTCTCGAACTGTCGATCCAGCAGATATTCCCAAGATCTGTGTTTGTACAGCACCGGAAACCCCAACCGTACAAAGGTCAGAGTTTGCTGTATTGAGGTTTGGTGCAATAGCAGAAGGCGGTGCCGAAATTACCGTAGTGGTGGATTCGGATTTTGTGTCAACAGTGCTTTCAGTGTAATTTTCAGTCACTATCGGTTCATTTTGTGAAAATGCAATATTTGGAATAACAAATAACACTGCTACGAGTAGCAGTCTTTTAAACATTTCATGTCCTTAAATGTCGAATAATTTTCTAGATGAAATCACTTCGAAGAAGGTTTTACTCTTCTGATTGTTTAATGCATTATAATTTTTGAGTGTAATTTCTGAGTATGTCGGTCTGTAGTGCAAGGTTCTTTCTTTTGGAATACAAAGAAGTTGACCAGTAGTTCTCATAGCCTTTCTTTTCTCATCATGCCTCAAAGGATTCATTTGTGGATCTTTTTCAGGTTGAGAAGAAAGAACTTGCAACATATCTTCAGGTGTTTTGATCGACTTTAGTTGCTGAAGAACAATCTTCATTCTATTTTCAGAAGACTTTCTAGAAGCCTTTTCATGTGGGTTATCTTTGTTGTTTTGATAACCAGCCCAAGGCATGTCGATACCGTGATTTGTTCTTACGATACCGTCAGTCTTTTTAAGTTTCTTGAAAGTATATTCGTATTTTTTATTAGGACCGTGATAGTCTCTGAATGCTCCTTCCAGAATGTAACACTCATTGTCGTCTGCAATTAAAGTGTTTCCCGGAATTTGAAGTCTAATGAGAGTGTTTAGAGCAGACTTTGCACTTCTTTTGAATAAAGCTGTTCTGATACGAATACCATCAGGAGCGTAGTAAGTTCTTTCTGACTGATCATCTGAGCCAGCAGCAGCACCCTCTTTCTCATCTTTCTTAACCATAATAGATGCAGAAAGAATAGCTACACCGTGTTCGTTTACGCCTTCAGTGTAACGAGTCTTATCATCTTGCATGTACAATCTTTGTACGCCGTTTCTATTAGATTGTTTAATAGAAACAACGGGTTTGTAGTTACGGTCCCTGTTTTTAGCAAGAACCCAACCGTACTCAGGAAGATATTTTGCAACGACAACACACATGTTGACTCCTGTTGACAGTAAATAAGATTACTGTTATTTATGATAAACAAGGAGTTAAAAGATGAATAACTATGTAATTTACACTCAAGAGAACTGTTCTTATTGTGTTAAGGCAAAGGAGCTTATCAAGGATAAAGGACACACATATACTGAATACGTCTTAGGAAGAGATATTTCCAAGACTGATCTTTTTGAAATGTTTCCGGGTGTTAAGACTGTTCCTATTGTTGTTTTGGATGGTCAAAAACTCGGTGGTTATCAGGAATTAACTGAATCCGTAAATAGAATGTTGCTTAAGGGATAGAATGGTAGAAATTGAAAGAAATGAACTGAGTCAGAATGCTATGGGTGGAACAGAACTTATGGCATCTGCTCTAGCTGAGAAACTTGATCCTGAATTATCTGACAAGTTTCAAATTATTTGCTCAAGAGTCAGAGATATTGACGAAAACAAAATTCCTGTTTTGTGGTTACACGATCTTCCAAATGATCCTGAATCACAACACTTAGCAGATAAAAAAAGCAGAGATAGATTTGCAAAGTTTGTTTTTGTGTCAAACTGGCAAATGAACGAATATATTCATACATATGGTCTTAATTGGGATGATTGTTACGTCATTAAGAATGCAATCGAGCCAATCGAATTGAAAGAAAAGCCAAAAGACGGTATCGTAAGATTGATCTATCATTCAACACCTCATCGTGGCCTTGAGTTGTTAGTTCCATCTTTTGAATATCTTTCAGAAAAATATGATAATATTGAGCTAGACGTTTATTCTAGTTTTAATCTTTATGGGTGGGCTGAAAGAGACAAACCCTATGAGGATCTTTTTGATAGATGTAATCAACATCCAAAAATCCATTATCACGGAACTCAGCCAAATAGTGTAATCAGAAATGCTCTTAAAAAAGCAGATATCTTTGCATATCCTAATATATGGCCTGAAACTTCGTGTCTCTGTGCAATTGAAGCCTTGGATGCTGGATGTTTAATGCTTGCTCCAAACTATGCAGCTTTGCCAGAAACAGCAGCGTCTTGGGGCATTACGTATCAATGGACGCCAGACTACAATAAACATGCAAATGTTTTTACAAGTATTCTTGATAATATGATTAAAACACTTACTGAGAATAAAGATGATGCTGAACATATGATCATTCAGCAGAAACTTTATTATGATAATTTTTACTCTTGGGATGTTCGTATTAAAGAATGGGATCAATTATTGAAAAATATTTTATGGGAAAGAAATGAACTCGAATAATGTAATCAGTTTTGGCAAATCTACCAAATCAAGCGATGAAAAAAAGGATGTTGATAAAGACTTACTGAGTCTTAAGTCATCTTACTGTGATGAGATGTCGAATGAAATTTTTGGCATTGTTATGAGGATCATTGAAAGAAGTGGTCATATGAATCACATTAATACAGAGGATGAAGGTTTTTTTGAAGAACTTCAACCTCGATTGGCAATGATCAAAGAATCTCTTTTTGCTGTATTCTGTCTTCTTGAGAACGTTGATTATGATCTTTCTGTTGTGTTTGATAATCTTTATGAGCCAATTGGTTTTACGGAGGATGGGTTTAATACCCATCTCTTCGTTTCCGTAAATAATAAATACCGAGACAAACTCATTGAAATGACTAAAGAATATTTAAAAAATAAGGATAATAATGGTTAGAAAAAGTATTTCTGAGATCTTGCATGAGATTGGTGAACAATCCTCTTTTCAAGATCGTGTTAAAGTTATGAGAAGTTACAGAGGCAATAATCCTCTTAGAACAATTCTTAGATATGCATTTGATCCGAGAATCAAATTTCTTTTACCGGAAGGAACGCCTCCTTACAAAGAAAATGATTTCCCAGATCAACAGGGCAATTTGTACTATCATTTCAAAAAGCTTTATCTTTTTATTGAGGGTGGCAATCCAAACATCACTGACCTCAAAAGAGAAAGCCTTTTCATCGGTATGTTGGAAACAGTCGATAAAGATGATGCTAAAATTTTAATTGGAATGAAAGACAAAGAAATTCCCGTTAAAAATGTAACCCAAAAATTAACAGAAAGAGCCTTCCCGGATTTATTCAAATGAAAAGACGGTCTAGTAAAAAGTCAGATTTCGTGACTGAAGATTATTATGATGAATTTGAAGATATTAATTATCAAAAGTACAAGAGACAAAAGAATCTGAATAGAAAAAAGAACGATCCTTACCGGGATGATTACAGGGATGAATGGAACTGATGCCATCTTACACATTTAAAGACAAAAAAACTGGTGAAACGGTAACTAAAATTATGTCTCTTGCTGATAGAGATAGTTATCTAGAAGAAAATAAAAATCTTCAACTTTGTTTAGCTACACCCGGATTTGCCGATCCTCACAGAATGGGTCGAATTAAACCGGATGATAATTTTAGAGATCTTCTTAGAGAAACTAAGAAGGCACATAAAGGTAGTACAGTTAATACATTTTAGGGAATTGAATGGCTAGAAAAATAAGACAAAAAAATGCCAATCATATCAAAGAACAAAAAAGACAATCTTTTGAAAAATCACTTGTTTTAGATAACATTAGACCAAAGACTGAAAATCAAAAAAAGATTTTTAATCAATATTTTCAAAAGAAACATATTTTGGTTCACGGTCTTCCGGGTACAGGAAAGACTTTTATTAGTTTGTATTTGGCTCTTAAAGATCTTTTATCAGATTCTAATATTGAAAAAGTTCTTATTGTTAGAAGTGCTGTTTCTGCTAGAGAATTAGGGTTTATGCCCGGATCAGCAAAAGACAAAATGAGAGCTTATGAGGAACCATACTATGAAATTTGTTCTAGGTTGTTTGATAGGGATGATGCCTACACACAGCTTAAAATGAGAAAAATGGTTGATTTTTCACCAACGTCTTTTCTCAGAGGAGTGACGTGGGAAAACCATGTGGTGATTGTTGATGAGGTTCAAAATTTAAATGACCACGAAATATCAACAGTTATCACTCGTATGGGTCAAGGGTCTAGAATCATGTTTTGTGGTGATTTTAGGCAATCAGATTTCGTCACAAAAGGGCTTGAAGAGAGCGGCATTAACAATCTTTTTAAGACAATTCGTTTAATGCCATCTTTCACGCATGTTGAAATGGGTATTAATGATGTCGTTAGAAGTGGGATAGTAAAGGAATATCTTGAGGCAAGAACAGAATTAGGTCTCATTTAAAATAATATATGAAAAATGCTATAGAAACATACAGAAATTTTGGACTTGCCGTAGAAAATATGGTACTTGACTCGGACATAACCTATATGGAAGCTATCATGGAGATTATGAAGCGTGAAAAATTGGAAGAAGAGATTATATATAAGATGATCAAAAAAAATCCAGTTTTAAAAATTAAATTGGAGATGGAGAGTCGAAAATATAACCTTCTTCAGAAGGATGCAAATACGGCGATACTGTGACACCATTCAAATGTTATAAGCTCTACTTAGCCCTGAAACAACACTTCAAAACGGAGACTTATGATTTTTTTAAATATAACGGAAAGGTAAATGCAAATGAAGATTCTTTCAAAAACCGTAAAGACTATTATCTCTTTACTAAAATGGCCTCTAGACCAAGTGTACAAACTTTGCTTGTATCTGTACTGTCAGATGACCCTGATTTTTACGTCACGGACATCCTCTCTGAAAGAGGTGAAAAAATCCACAAAAAGTGGCAAAAGTACCAGCAAAGCTTCGACTACAGCTTCAAAGAAGAAATCAAGCAGTACGAAAACTTCGACCAAGCGATCATCGTCAAAGAAGGCTACCCAGAAATAATTTCAGATTATTTCTCTGGTAAGATATCCCTTGACACACTTTCAGTTGTCGATAAACTCATTGATGGCTGTAAATATTGGGGTACTCATCTCAAGGATCCTCTTTGGGATGATATAAATATGAAGTTGATGAAGTATAGACCCTTCATCAACATTCGTACTGAAATATACAAAAACTATATCTATGAAATTTACAGTGGACAATAAAACTACAAGACACTACAAGACACTACAAGACACTAAAAGGAAAGATAATGAGCTTACAAGAACTCAAATCAAAACGTAAATCCAGTATGGAAAACCTCCTCAAAAAGATGGAATCAGTCAATGAAGGTGGTTACTCTGAAGATCAAGAGAAATACTGGAAACCTTCAGTTGGAAAAGATGGTAACGGACAATTCATCATTCGGTTTCTTCCAGAACCGAGTGGAGAAGATTCTCCTGTTGTTCATCTGTACAGTCACTTTTTCCGGGGACCGGGCGGTTACTACGTAGAAAACTCCCTGACAACTTTGGGGAGAGGAACACCAGATCCTTGCTCAGAATATAATTCTATGCTTTGGAATTCTACGGACAGTGATAATCATCCAAACAGAAAACAAGCAAGAGATCAAAAAAGAAATTTGAATTACTATTCAAATATCTACGTGATCAAAGACCCTGCTAATCCAGCAAATGAAGGGAAAGTCTTTCTTTTCAAGTATGGAAAAAAGATCCATGACATGATTGCTAAGAAACTTAAGCCTGTCTACGATGACGAAGAAAAGGTTAATGTTTTTGATATGTGGGAAGGTGCTAATTTCCGTATGAGAATTAGCACCGTAAAGGGTGATGGTAAAACTTACTGGAATTATGATGATTCCACTTTTGATGCGCCATCTGCACTTTTTGATGATGATGACAAGTTAGAAGAAATCTACATGCAACAGCATTCTTTGGCTGAAATCGTATCACCTGATAAGTTTAAGTCTTACGATGAACTCAAAGAAAAGCTCAACAAG